AATCAAAATGATAATAATGATTATGAAAAAGAATTAAATGAATTAGTAAATTTCACTGAGAAAAAATTAGAAATAAAATTTGATGATAAAAAAAAATCAAAATATATATATTTTAATTGGAATAAAAATTATGTAGAATTTTATTATCGTTTTTTAATTTTTAATATTATTATTAAAACATTAACATTTTTAATACATAAATATATGTTATATACTAAATATGAATATTATAATTTAGAAGGAAATATATCATTTTTATATAAAAATAATGGCAAAAAAGATACAATTATGGTAATTCATGGATTTGGAATAGGATACATACCATATTTAAGTAAAATAAATTTATTAAGTAAAAAATATAATATTGTTATTTTAATTTTGCCAAATATTTCCGGATATTACAACAGTATATTTCCTAATATTAATATTATAAAAAGTAGTGTTGATAAATTTTTGGAAATTAAAAAAATCAACAAATATTATATATTATCACATAGTTTTGGAACATTTATATCTCAAATAATTTTGAATAATGATAAAAATAACAAAATTATTAAAATTATTAAAATTGACCCCATAATATTTTGGATTTCCAGTTTTTCTATATTAAGTTTTACTCATAATAAAGAACATATTAATTATTCAATAAGTTATAAATCCATATATAATATAATAGTGAATATATTTGTAAATTCAGATATTTATGTTAATTATATATGTCATAGATTATTATATCCTTTTGATTTTTTAATAATTAACACAGATAATAAGGTTAAATACTATATAAGTAAAGAAGACCGAATATTAAATACAGATATATTATATAATATGTATGAAAATGATGATAATGTAGAATTTATAGATAATGTAGAACACGGTGATATTATAACAAATAGTGAATATGAACAAATTTTTTCAAAAATAACCTTACAATATGAAAAAAAAAATTGAAAAATAATATTTATCAAAGATTTAATTTAATTGTTTTATAATAGTTAATAAGTTTTGTTAGAATATTTAAAGATGTCTTCAACGGTTTCCAATTCTCAATTAGATAATATGGTATTTGATGATAAATTATCTAAAGATATTTGTAAGAAAATTTTAGATACTATTAAACTTGAAGAGTATGGTATCATTTTAAACAAAGATATTTATCAAAAATTAGTTAAAGTATTTATTATTGATAATGAAAATAAAGATTTAAATTTGGTTAAAGATAAAATTAATAACCTTTTTGAACCATTGAGTTTAAATTGTTGGATTACTTTTAACAATAATAATGGAAAAACAATTTACAAAATTAATTTTAATCTTGATTATATTAAAAATGAAAATTTAAATAATATTAATATTTACACTTGTTTGAATATGATTAAAAATTACATTAATGATAGTGATAATCGTGAAAAAATTAGTATTCCTGTTAAATTATATAATTATTTAATGATTTATATTTCAAAACAAAAAGAAAAAAATGACAACTATTTTGAAACAGAATATGTTAATATTGTAGAATTTTTCAGTGATAATAAAATTGATTTATCATTAATAAATAAAACAAGCAATGAAAAATATAAGGATTATTATGAAATTATTTTTTCAAAAATTAACACTATTAATGAAAATAGTGTTAAACCAACTTCTAATAATAATAATGATGATATTAATTTAATTCCCAATAATACTACGGATTTTCCTAATTTATCAGATAATCAACCAACTCAAGATTTAAAAAATGCTATTAATTATAGTAAAATCAAAGAAAATTGGTTTGATGTTGTTAATGTCCAGGAAGATGTTATTGAAGATGTCAAGGAAGATGTCAAGGAAGATGTCAAGAAAGATGTTGTTGAAGATGTCAAGGAAGATATCAAGGAAGATGTTGTTGAAGATGTCAAGGAAGATGTTGTTGAAGATGTCAAGGAAGATGTTGTTGAAGATGTCAAGGAAGATGTCAAGGAAGATGTTGTTGAAGATGTCAAGGAAGATGTTGTTGAAGATATTGTTGATGATGTTGAAGATATTGTTAATGATGTTAAGGAAGATGTTATTGATGATGTTTCTATTAATATAAATAACGAAATTATTAATGATCAAGTAATTTCTGGTGCATTTTGTCAAGGACAGATGCAATTATCCGGAGAGAATGAACATGATAATTTTGTTTTTACAATGAATGGGATTAAAAATGGAAATAATTTAAATCTTCATTTTAGCATCACTGGACTGTGTGATGTTAATGGTGTGCCAATTAGAATTCCTGTGAAAATTAATTTTCCTTTTAATGAAGCGATTGATAATAGAAATGTAATGTTTTCTCCAGTTCCAAATAATTATTAATAATACCAAAAAGGTTTTTTCATAATAAAAATAGTTAATAAAATTTTAAAATCATTATTATTGAATATTGGATAAATATCCAAAACATTTATTTTTTTATTAAAATTATATAAATAATTAAAATTATTATTTTTTTTTAGTATAATTGATAAATCTATGTTGTGATGATTAAAAACAATCATAATATTTCTATCAGTATTAAAATTATTAATAGTAAAAGAAGAGAAAGGATTTAAATCCACATAATAAACTTTTTGTAAGTTTGGTATAACTTGAATATTAACTTTATTTGTAATATCTTCAAAAGGTATATTAATATCATTTTTAACATTTTTATGTATGTTTTTTTTAAATTTAATAATATTATTTAAATTGTTAAAGTAAGAGGTTTTATAATGTATTTTATTTAATTTGTTATGTCCTCCATAAAATGTCATTAAAATAATTAGAATTATTATAACAATAAAATAGGTTTCCATATATAAATAAATATATAATTTAAAAAAATTAACAGGTATAACCATTTAAAATAAAAATAATAAAAAAACAAATTATTATTATAATTAAATAAGTTTCTAAATAATTGGCAGTTAATTCTTTATCCATTTATTATAATTATATTATATAAATATATAATATGTATGATATGAATTTGTTATTTGAAAGTAAAAAAGGTATTATTGTTTTATCAATTTTTACATTTTTAGTAGGATTATTTATTGGTGGATTTACAAGATTGAAAATATTTGAAGATTTAAGATTTAAATTTTTATTATTTTTCTTTATTATGTATTCATCAAGTGTTTCATTAAATATTGCTATTATTCTTTCTCTTCTTTTATTAGTGGCTTATCAAACAATATTAAAAGTATCTATGAGTGAAAATTTTGGAATTATCAATGAATCCGAATATTTAGAAAATCCTTTAATGAAATCAAGTGAATTAGAACCAATGAATGACAAAGATTTTATTTTAATAACTCCTAAAGAAATGAGTAATAAAATGATTAACGAAGGTAAAGAAATTATGAATTTAATTCAAGAAATGAGAGAAAATGGATTTGTTGATGAAAGAGAACAAAATATTATATATGAATTAGAAAATAAAGCAAATAATTTAATTCAATCAGGAATGAATACATTAGATAATAATCAATACAGTGGAATTACATTAAAAACTTAAAGTATATAGATTTATTTATTTTTTTTAAATTTATAAATTATAATATTAATTATAATTATAATATGATTAAAGATTGTTTTGATTTACTAATTATTATTTTAATTGTAATTATTCTTATTACCATTTATAATAATATGAAAAAAAATGGAAGTGAAAATTTTGGCCAATTAGAAGACAAACATTTACTTAATGATGATAAAGATAGAAGCCATCTAATGCAACAAATTAATCCAACAACAACCGATTTAATAAATGCTGTAGAAAATAATGAAAATATTACTGATATTCAAAATCCTAATTTCAATACTATGAATAATTTGCCATTTTTAATTAATCCACAAAATCCCGAAGAAGGTTATTATTTTGATAGAGTTAAATTAATTACTAATCCCAATAGTCCTTTATTACAAAAAGCTGAAGAAAATATGAAAAGAATTAATAAACAAATGAAAAAATGTTCTAATAAAACATTGGATGACGAAAAACTTAATGTTTCTGGTTATAATAATTGGGAAAATTTAAGAGAAAGTTCATATGCCAATATAACTTCTGTTGGTAAAAGTTTATTAACACCATATACCAGTTTTCCGGTTGCATCATAAATTATTTTTTTTTTAATCAAAAAATAATCATTAAAAAATATTATTTTATTTATTTCTTAGTTTTACTTCTCTTTGTTTTCTTACTTCCTCTTGGTTTTTTATTTTTTTGAATATCTTCAGTGAATTTTTTAATTTCATCAATAGCTTTTTGTTTTCCATGTTTATCAACATATTCTTTTACTAATCTAAATTGTTCTTTATATAATTTTGTTTTATCATCTTCACCAACATTACTAATAGCTTTTGATTTAATATTTAATTTAGTAAAAAATGGATTTAATCCAAAAGACATTTTAATTCCAAGTAATTTAGTTGTTGCATCTCTTAATAATGTATTTCTAAGTAAAATTGCTTCGGGTAATTTTCTTTTTCCACCTTTCATACTTTTTGAACCCTTAGATTTCTTGGAACTTTTGGATTTTTTAGAACCCTTAGATTTTTTAGAGGGCTTAGATTTTTTAGTTTTAGAGGGTTTCGATTTTTTGGTTTTAGAGGGTTTAGATTTCTTAACTTTGGTTTTTTTAGTTTTGGATTTTCGGACTGTGCTTCTTTTTTTAGCACCACCGGCCATATTCATAACTTCATCATCGTGTAAGGCAATAACATTAGAAGGCATTATTATATATATTATAGTTATAAAAAAAATAATAATTAAAATTGAAAAAATATTTAATTATAATAATAAATTTACAATATAATAAATGGGTGTTCCTTTATTTTTTAGATGGGTAGAAGATAATAATAAACAAAACTTAATTTTAATTAATGATGGTATTGAATATGAAATAGATTATTTAATGATTGATACAAATTGTTTATTACATCCTTGTGTGGCATACATTGTATCAAAGTATAAAAATAATGAAATAGCAAATATTAAATGTAGAAATGATATTGAAGAAATAATTTGGAATAAAATTGAAGAATATATCAATGATTTAATTAATAGATTAAAACCTAAATTTTTATTCATAGCTATTGATGGTGTAGCTCCAATGGGTAAAATAATTCAACAAAGACAAAGAAGATATAAAAATTCAAATGTTGAAGCCAATGAGATGTGTCCTTTTCAAAGTATTGAACTAACACCAGGAACACCTTATATGGAAAGATTAGATAAAAAATTTAATGAATATTGCAAAAAATTAAATATAAAATATAAATATTCATCTTGTTTTGAGGAAAGTGAAGGAGAACATAAAATATTAAATTATATTAAGAATGAAGTTGATAATAATAAAAACATTGTTATTTATGGCTTAGATGCTGATTTATTATTTTTATCATTAACTGATAATTTAAAACATAATTTATTTGTTATGAGAGAAAAACAATTTTTTGATAAAAAAGAGGAAGATAAAAATTTAATGGATAATGTTGAGGATATTGAATACAATTATGTCAATATAAATGAATTTCATAAAATAATAAATAGTTATGGAATATCATCAAATAAATTTGTATTATTATGTTATTTACTTGGCAATGATTTTTTACCATCACTTTTATCATTAAATATTAAAAGGAAAGGAATAGATCATATTATAAATGCATATAATAATGTTAAAAAAACAAAAAGAATGGAATTAATAGAGAATAATAAGATAAATCATAATTTTTTAATTGAATTATTTAAAAATATTGAATGGACTGAAAAAAAAGTATTTAATTACAACACAACATTTAACAATGAAAATGAATATTATAGATATTATTTAAATAAAGACACAAATGTTGAAAAAGATAAAAAATTAATGGTTAAAAAGTATATTGAAACTATTGAGTGGTGTTATATTTATTACACTGATACATGTATTTCTTGGAAACATTATTATAATTTTGACAATCCACCTTCAATAAAAGACATAATTAAATATTATCCAAAAAATGTTAATATTGATAAATGTCAAGTAAAATTAAAACCAATAGAACAATTAATATTAGTTATTCCACCAAAATTTTATAGTTTTATTATGAATGAAAATATATTAAATAAAATATTAACTGATAAAAATTTTTTAAAAATAAAATATCTTTTTCCAAATAATTTTGATGTTGATAAAAATAAAGAATTTATTGAATGGAAACAACATATAATTTTACCTTTTATTAATTATGAGTATTACTTATCAATAATACAAAATATATTAAAATAAAAATTGATTTTTTTAATTTGTAAATAATTATAAATATAATTTTTTACAAAATGTTTTCTTCTATTAATGAAATTTGTGAAGAGTTTTCAATTGATTTTGACAGTGAAACTCTTGAACACACAAATGAAATTATAAGTATTTTTAATGGAATTATTCAATTTGAAACTGACAATCCCATAATATTAAGAATTATTGGATTGTATTATAAAAATGTTAAAGATGATAAAAATAAAATGATTGAATATTATACACAAGCAAGTAATTTAAATGATATTAATGCAATAAATGAATTGGCAAATCATTATCATTATGGAAAAAATAAAAATATTGATAAAATGAAAAAAATTTTTAATAAAGGAGTTGAATTAAATGATAGTAATTCAATGAAAGAATTGGGTTATTATTATCAACATGATGAAATGAATTATGAAGAAATGGAAAAAAATTATTTAATGGCTATTGAATTAGGTAATTGTGAAGCAATGAATAATTTGGGAGATTATTATCATTTTGTTAAAAACGATTATGATAAAATGAAAAAATATTATTTAATGAGTATAAAATTAAATAATGATATATCAATGTATCACTTAGGAAGATATTATCAATATATTGAAAAAAATTATTATGAAATGAAAAAATATTATTTAATGCTTATAAAAACCAAAAAAGCTTTTATAAATATAGACCCACGTAGTAAATATTCTTTACAATATATAACATCAAATTTAAGTATTAATCAAACATTAAATTCTTTAGGTTGTTACTATTTAGAAATAGAAAAAAATTATGAAAAAATGAAATATTATTTTTTTGAATCATATAAATTATTAAACTTTGAAGCATTATATAATTTAGGCGTTTATTATCAATTTATTGAAAAAAATTATGAAGAAATGAAAAAATATTATTTTAAAGCCATTGAAATTAGTAATGAAAATGCAATGTATAATTTAGGTTTATATTATCAATATGTAGAAAAAAATTATGATGAAATGGAAAAGTATTATTTAATGGCTGTTAAATTAAAATATAAACCTGCCATGTATAGTTTAGGTTTATATTATTTTAATATAAAAGATGTTATGAATAAAATGGTTGATTATTATGAAATGGCTGGTAAAATGAATGATGATGATAGTAATATACTTTCACCATCACATTATCATTATATAGATATCATTCCAGGTGAAATTGGTAAATTATTATTAAATTCTCAATTATATTATTAAAAAATTGATTTTTATAAAATATTAATGTAATAAAATTATTATTTACAATGTTTGAAACTTTAAATGATATTTCAACAGTTTGTGAGGAATATATTTTTAATAAAGAAATTAAATATGAAGAAGATATTATAAATATTTTTAATGGTAATATTTTAAAAGAAACTAATAATGATTTTCTGTTAAATATTATAGGTTTATATTATGAATATATTGAGAAAAATTATGATGAAATGAAAAAGTATTATTTAAAATCAGTTGAATTAAATAATGTTGAAGCAATGTATAATTTAGGAAGATATTATGATGAAAATGAAGAATATGATGAAATGAAAAAATATTATTTAATGGCTATTAGATTAGGTGATATTAAATCATTAAATAATATAACATTATATTATTTAGAGACATATGATTATGATGATATAATGTTAGAATGTTATTTAATTGGTATTAAAAATGGAGATACAAATTCAATGAATAATTTAGCTTTATATTATGAAGAAATAAAAAATTATGAGGAAATGGAAAAATATTATTTAATGGGTATAAAATTAAATGATACAACTTGTATGAAAAATTTAGCCACATATTATTCTAAAATAAAAAAATTATGAGGAAATGAAAAAATATTATTTAATGGCTTTTGAAAATGGCGATAATGATGGAATTTATCATCATTAAATAAATTATAATATTAAAAAATTGATTTTTATAAAATATTAATATAATAAATTATTATATTTACAATGTTTAAAACTTTAAATGATATTTCAATAATTTGTGAGAGATATTTTTTTAATAAAAAAGAAATTAAATATGAAAAAGATATTATAAATATTTTTAATGGTAATATTCCAAAAAAAGTTAATAATGATTTTCTTTTAAATATTATAGGTTTATATTATGAAATTATTGAAAAAAATTATGATGAAATGGAAAAGTATTATTTAAAAGCTGTTGAATTAAATAATGTTGAAGCAATGAATGGTTTGGCTTTTTATTATACAGACATTAAAAATTATAAAGAAATGAA